CAACGGCAAAGGTAACCATGCCGGGCACGCGCAGCAGGTTGATCTTGCTCAGCAGCGGCGCATACTGCGTGACCTTTTCGAGAATGGCGCCCGCAGTCTGGGTTGGGACTGCTGCGCCTGCTGAGCCGGTCACAGTCGTAAATGCGCGCCGCTCGGCCTCTGTCATCTGATTGAACTGATCCGAAATGCCGACAGAGCGGCGCAGGTGCTTGACCCAGGCCGTACGGTATTCAGGGGAATCAGAGGTATATTCCTCGCTGCGCTGCTCGAGATCGGCGGGCAGCTGCATACCAGGCAGCGGAGTGCCGGCAGCGCCGCTGCCGATCTTACGCAGCAGGGCGGCGCGGGTTTCCGCACCCTGCTGGAGCTGACCACGCTCGGCGATCAGGTTGTCCACCTCGTTGCTCAGTGCTTCGAGGTCTGCGCCGTCCTGATCCATCTCGGTACGGATCTGCGACAGACGCGCCTCGATCTGACTCAGGCGATCGCCTGCGGGCGGGGCTGCAAAAAACTGAAGACCAATCAGGTCTCGGGTGTTAATTTTACGCATTGGCATTGTCCTCCTTTTGGATGCCGCATAATTTGAGTTTGAGCTCGAGCTTGCGCCGCATGGCCTCCGCCTGTGCGTGCTCCCGTGCGGCCTCCGCCGCTGCCCAAGAGCGGGCGACAATCTCGGTACCGTCGTAAGCGGGAAAATCGACCGCAGCCACATCAAAGATGCGCTGGAATGCAGTGATCCGGCGCGTGTGGGTAGCTCGGTCATACTCCGACTTGCGGACGGTAAACGCGAAACTCATCTTGTCAATGTAGCCGCCCTGAATCTCCTCGTAGAGCCTCCGCCCCTCCTCGGTACCGCCCAGGTCGGCACTGATCCGCAGACCGATCGTGTCCACGGACAGTGACAGTGTGTTGTTTCGCGTGCGGGCGACAGGTTTGCCGCCGTGGTTAAAATTCATGACGACATCGGTCATTTCCGCTCCCGAAAATGCCTGTCGGTCGATGACTTCTTTGTACTGGATGCCGTCATACTCGTAGAGGACGGTCTCCTCGTCAAATTTTGCCGCGTAGCCCTCTACGCGGTAGGTTTTCGCGCCCTCGCCTCCGGACTCTGCCGGCAGCGCCCGCACCTCAAATGTGCGGTAGTTGCGCGTCTCTGGTGTAATTGCCATGGTGTCAGCCCTCCTGACTATCATCCAGTGGGACAGGCTGCTGCTTGTCCGCATCCAGTTTGTCAATCTCGGTATACTCGCGGCGGATGAAATATCTGTCGCCGCCCTCTACGGGCGGGAGGTTGAAAATCTCAAGGCCCATATTGTGAGTGAGAAATCCTCGGTCAAACAGATCAGTCACGATCTGCAGCTTGGTTGAGTTGCTGGCATACTGCAGCCGGTTGGTGGTGGCGAGGATCATGTTGCCAGCAGCCAGATCGGACGGTGCAAAGGTCATGTGACTGAGCACTTGAGAGACTTGGATTGCAAACGGCTCAACCTTGCCTTCGTAGTACGCATCCCACTCGTCCTCGGTGTAGGTGTTGGTCAAAATCTTGCCATTGGTGCCAAAGTACTCATACACGCTTTCGCGGATGTACTCCTGCTGCCGGGGATTGACAACCTGCGTCACGCTCTCGAGCTGTTTGACATCGGCAAATTTTGCATCAACCACAAAAATGCCGGTAGAATTTTGGCGCAGATTGCGATCTGCGAGCTGATCTCTGGCCTCATCGATGTCCTTTTGCTTAAACTGATTGGCCAGACGCGCAAAAAATCGGATGGTTGTGGCATTTTTGATGCCGTTGATGATGCCCTCATCCTGCGTGTGCGCCACCTGCATGGTGGGCACAAGCGGTCGATTGGTCTCGCCGAAAAAATCGTGCTCATACTGGTGCTGCACCAGCAGACCCGCCCGCTCGAACTCGACAGCCGCCGTCTGACCGCCCATAAAGCGGTACCGCAGGTATGGCACGCCGCCATACTCACGCACCTCGGCTTGCTGCGGCAGGACTGGGTAATAGCCGATCAGCCGCCCGTTTGTGTCCTCCAGCGGGACGACAAAAGCATTGTTTTGGATCTCATAGATGGTCGCCAGCCGCGCCAGAAATTTGCTCGCGTCCTGCCACGGGTTGGGCTGGTGGGCGAGCGTATAGTCCAGATCCGGGCGGCGGTCGCCGACGATCTCGAGGTGCAGCTTGCTCGCGTGCCGTGCAAAGGTCGTGATCGCGGCGCGTGTCAGCGCCATCTCATACAGGCCGCCCTCGTACGTTGTGTACACAGGCTGGTATGCGGTCAGCGTCTTAAAGTAACTCTGCACCTCCCGCTCGGTCGGCGTGCGTGCCTTGGGCGGAAAGAGCTTTTCAAACAGTCCCATCGGTGGGTGCCTCCTCGTTGAGTCTGATGTAGTCGTCCATTTTGTCCTGCAGCACCTTGTAGGCACAGATCAGGGCGACCGTACCGTCGATACGGCGGCGGGGATCGTTGGACTTGACTGGTTGGATATTGCCATTGATGTCGCTCTTGACTTCGGTGTTGAGCAGGCAGATTTTGTCGATCGGGTTGTTGTTATCAACCACATGCCCAGCGCCCAGATCAGCCTTGAGGTCTTTCATCGGCTGTGACAGGGAGTAGGTGCCCTGCCGCACGGGGATCATGCAGCGCTCGCCAAACTCGGCCTTGAACCTGGTGAGCAGACTGTCATCGACGTGCCAGGGGTCGTAGCCGATGTACAGCGTATACAGCCCCTCGTCGCGCAGTTCACAAAACCAGTCCAGGATCACCTGCTTGTCAATCTTGTTGCCAGGCACCGCACGCATCAGGCCGCGCTTGACATATTGCGAGTATGCCAGGCTGTCGCGCTCGCGCCGGTTGCCGCTGGCGGCATCCTGGTCAAGCACAGCCTGTGGGATCCAGTACATAGACCGGCGGTAGATACGCGGATCACCTGGGCGCATACAGAGTGCGGTCGCTGCGGTCAGGTCAATGCTTTCGGATGCGTCAAAGCCGCCGATGCAGTAGTCAAACGCAATGTCAAAGGTCGCAGGATTGGAGCATTCTGCCCAGGTCAGCCATGCGCTCTGTGCATTTTCCTTGAGATTGAAATCTTTTACCAATACCGTTGGTAAAAATGGTGGGTCGCTCTTGGCCTTTTTGACCATCTGCCGCAAAAACTCGCGGCTTTTGATCGTGTCAATGCCGGGGTTTGCCTTGATCCAGTATTTTTCCTTGAGGTATTCCTCGCGGTTGTCCAGCTCATAGATCCACGGCAAAAACGTATCGTCATCAATGCTGCCATCGAGCACGCCGGCGGCGTACTCATACTGGGCATCAAAAATACCCTCGCGCACAAATCCATTGGTCGAGATCGAGAACAAAAGCGGCTGCTGTCGCGCAGATTGTGACTGTTTCATGTCGTCATAGATCTGGCGGTTTTTGATCGCCGCCAGCTCGTCGATCAGAATGCCGTGCGCGTTGAGACCGTCCAGACTGTTGGTTGAGCTGGCCAGCACGCGGATAAATCCCATGTTGGGAGCAAAATACAGGTCGCTTTGCCGTTTGCGGACGGCACCGGCAAGCTCAGGGGACTGCTGCCGCATATTGCAGCACGCCTCAAACGCCTTGCCCGCCTGCTCGCGCTTGGTCGCAATGTTGTAGATCTCGGGCGCACCCTCGCCGTCATTAACCAGCAGATCGATCTCCATCGCGGCAATCTCGGTGGTCTTGCCATTTTTACGACCCTCGACGATCATGCATTCCCTGTACTGCCGCAGACCGGTCTCCTGATGGACAAATCCAAAGATCGCCTGCCATCGCGCGCGCTGGAATAGCTCCAGCCGGATCGGCTCGCCGAGCCGTCCCTGCGGCTGCCGACAGAAGGTTTCGACAAAGGTGATATGCCGGTTGGCCTCATCCAGATCAAAGATATAAGGGGCGTATTTTTCCGGATTCCGGATCTTATCCAGCAGCATGGCGCACAGCAGTTTGATCTTTTGGCAGGCGATCAGCTTGCCGGTCAGCACCAGTACGCAGTATTGCTCAAGATAGTGCGCACCCTCTGGCGCAGCCTGCGCCTTGGCCTCTCGCACCATGCGCCGCAGCAGCGTTTGTCGTTTTCGGCGCGGATCAGCTGCCATCTGTAGATCGGAAGAGCACAC